AGGAAGTGATTACACAGTTCTTGTTACGCAACAGTTCAGCAGCACATCAGCTAATCGTTACCCCTACGTAAAATCCAAATCACAAAATAGTTTTACAATCGCTGGAAACAACGGAGACGGTGGAAGTTCTGCCTACTCATTAAACTTCGTGGTCTTAGGAAGCACCTACTATAGTTAACCAATGAACCCAAATCTTAACACACCTATGATCGGGATCACCGGATTGATTGCTAACATAACCCTTGAACAAGTGAACACATCAGTGGCTATTGCCGTAGGTTTAACCACCTTAACTTACATGGTCATTAAGATTTACTACGCACTACGAAAACGATGAAAGACGAATCACGCAGCATTAAAATGGAGGGTCTCCAGGATCTATTGATTGACACCTTCATTGATCGAATCCAAAGCGGAGATGACACCCCTGCTCTCTTAAACGCTGCCCGTCAGCTACTTAAAGACAATAACATCAGCGCAGCAGTCACCAAAGGATCACCCTTGGATAACCTAGTGAACATCCTTCCCTTTGATGACCCAACTGACCAAGTAGTCAACGAATGAGCGAACTTCCGAAACAACTCCAAGACTTCCGAAACTTCCTTTGGATGACTTGGAACCACTTGTCACTTCCAGCACCGACTCCTATCCAATACGAGATAGCCGAGTGGATGCAACACGGTCCACGCCGAGGTGTGATCCAAGGGTTCCGAGGTGTAGGTAAGTCATGGATTTGTTCAGCCTTCGTCGTTCACCAACTACTCCTTGATCCCCAGAAGAACATCCTGGTGGTCTCCGCATCCAAGAACCGAGCTGATGACTTCTCGACGTTCACCCTCCGTATCATTCACGAGATGGAGATCCTTGGACACCTAAAGCCCAACGACAAACAACGCTTCTCCAAGATCTCCTTTGACGTTGGCCCAGCGCAAGCCTCACACGCCCCAAGCGTCAAGTCCCTCGGTATAACATCCCAGCTTACTGGTAGCCGTGCAGACATCATTGTGGCTGATGACGTTGAAGTCCCCAACAACTCCGCGACCCAATCCATGCGGGACAAGCTCTCGGAACAGGTCAAGGAGTTTGAAGCTATCCTTAAGCCCAACGATGGCAGTCGCATTCTGTTCCTTGGGACTCCACAGTGCGAGGACAGCATCTACAACAAAATGCTGGAGAGGGACTACGAGACGCGCATTTGGCCGGCGAAGAAGATCGGTGTGGAGAAGTCCGAGAAGATCTACCAAGGTAACATAGCCGCCTCGTGCATCGATGATGACTTCATCGGAAGCCCCACAGAACCCACACGATTCTCTGATATCGACCTAGCAGAGCGTGAAGCCTCCTACGGTAAGTCAGGGTTCGCCATGCAGTTCATGCTGGACCCCAAGCTGTCCGACTTGGATCGTTATCCATTGAAGATCAATGACTTAATTGTTATGGACATTGATGACACCACGGCTCCCGAGAAGCTGGTCTGGGCACAATCACCTGAGAACGCTTGGGATGCCACAGTGCCAAACGTAGGGTTCACAGGGGACCGCTTCTTTCGACCCATGAAGACCATCGGTGATAACATCCCCTTCACGGGTAGTGTGTTAGCCATTGACCCATCGGGACGAGGCAAGGACGAAACCTCATGGGCAGTCGTAAAGATGCTCAACGGGTATCTCTATGTGACCGATGCCGGCGGTATGCAAGGGGGATACGATGATACCGTCTTAAAGGTTCTCACGATGAAGGCCAAGATGAACAACGTGAATGTGATTGTTGTTGAAAGCAACTTCGGTGACGGCATGTTCGTAGAGATCCTAAAGCCCTATCTCTCAAAGATTTATCCGGTAACCGTCGAAGAGGTCCGTCATAACATCCAGAAAGAGAAGCGCATCGTGGACACCCTGGAACCCGTGATGAACCAACACAAGCTGGTCATCGACCCAAAGGTCATTCGGAACGACTACGATACCGCCCAGAAGTATCCCATCGAGACCCAACTAAAATATCAGTTGATGTTCCAGATGTCTCGCCTGACACGCGAAAAGGGGGCCTTAACACACGATGACAGGCTTGACGCACTATCAATGGCAGTGGCATACTGGGTAGAGCAGATGGCACAGGATGCCGACATTAAGATCTCCGAACGAAAAGAGGAGGACATCCAAAGACAACTCCAGAAGTTCAAGGATTCCTACTACAAGATTAACACTAACCAAGCACCCTCAACCACATGGATATAAAAGACGAACTAAACGAGGCAATCAGGCTTCTTGAAGGAATACGCTCTAGGATCGATTCTGAGGGCCTTTCGGCTAATTCTGGAGGTCACACTCAAGAAATCTCTAAAAACGCACAGGAGCGCAACCTCGTGCTTGCAGTGGGGCATTCTAGGGAGCTTGATGCGGGTGCTGTGGCTTATGACGGAGAAACCTACGAGTGGCACTACAACACCCAGCTTGCCCAAAAGATCTCCGAATACCTTCCAAGCCACATCAACACAACCATCATCAACTATTATGAAGGGGATTCCTACACCGAGTCCATGCGCTGGCTCAAACGAACCGTAGACCCCCTCAATGCTGACCTCGTGTGTGAACTCCACTTCAATAGCTTCAGCAACCCCAACGTGAAAGGCCACGAGATGCTTTACTGGAACTCCTCATCGAAAGGCTTAATCGCCGCATCCAACATCAACGATGCCATGAACGAGGACTTCCCAGGAAACACCGACCGAGGAGTCAAAGGGGTAACACACGGCGAACGCGGTGCTGGATTCCTGTGTGGACCCAAGGCTCCCTGTGTGATCATTGAGCCGTTCTTCGGGTCAAACCCCGATGAATGGAACGCTTTCGGGGAGACCGAATCCACCTTCAACGCCCTTGCAAAAACCTTAGCACGGGGAATCTCTATAACACTCTCTTACTCAACGCCTAACTAATAACACCCATAATAGGGAGGAAAGAAAGCCTCTCTTAAAGATTTCTCTGAGATAGGAGGAGGAGGGGATAAAAATAACAATCCTCTCTTAAAGATAGCTCTGAGATTTATTTATTATTTTTTATCCTTATTATTATCCAATCTTAGAGATGTCTCTAAGAGATCTTAAAGAAGGAGGAGAAAGAGAGAGAGACACCTTTGTAGTGTTCAATGCAACGTAACTCCAACATCCCAGAGTCAGCCAAGGATCGCCTTAAGTTAGCCTTAAGTATCCTCACCGAACACTTCGATGATGTCCTGGTGGCTGTGAATCACAGGGAGACCCGTAACATCCAAGTGGAGTCCCCAACGCCTTATGCTGCCCTCGGGATGCTTCCGACTGTCCAAGGGAAGCTAAGGGAGTCTGTAGGACGCAACGAGCTGGCTCAGAGCATGCGTGAAGATGGAGGAGATTATGGATTGTTATTTGATGAAGAAGACAACAGTGATGAGGAGCCGGAATAGTTTTGTTACAAAAATCTGAGGGGGTATATATAGAGCAGCGCCGCGAAAATCCCCCCGCGACCCTCCCGGTAATGACATTGTGACTACCGATTGTCGCGCTTTTTAGCAAGGGGGAGGTCTATCGCTGGGGATTGCTAGCGCAATGCCTTACCTTACAACACACGGTGACGACATAAAGAATGTTCTTGCATGCTTATTGATTGCCCAGGATGTCTCCTGGATTGGTGTTATTGACCAAGGCGGGCCCGTTGCTTATTGCAAGTTAGTTGCGTTTGCTTGTGTTTTTGTCGTGTCACCCCTTTTGTATTTCTCTTTCGCTCGTAACACACTTAAAGCCCACACCTTAAGCCAACCTGTCGTACAACCGTGTAAAAACATAAAGAAAAACACTAGACAACCCTTATGGGAAGTGGTTAGTGTTCACCCATGACAGCAAACCAAGCTCTACAAGTCCTTCCCGCAGTTAATCAGATCCACGGATGGGGAAACGCAAAAGAACAACAACTCGCCATCACGGAAGATTGTTGCGGCAGAGTTATTTCCTTTACCGTAACGAAGGAAGAAACTGAACGGACCGGCTCTGGGTATCAGCTAACACTCACAAGGATTGCAAACACTGAAAACCTGTGGAGCATGTCAACGCATTACGAAGGCGGCGAGGTGTACTTGATCGATACCAACAAATAATAATCACCTTAACAGAAAACGAAACAATGACAGAAAACGACTATCGCGAAGCCACCATCACGCATTCCCAAGCTCTTTATCAGCTTAAGAGGCACGGATTGATTGACCTTGAAGAGTTCCACAATGACCTTGGAAAGCGCGAGACATACACTGGGGAAGAAATCCTCAATTGGCTTGGCTATTAATCACCAACAAAACAGAA